AGCCATCAACCCAGCTATAAGAGCTGGTATTAAAAAAGCTCCAAAAGGCATATTTTTTCCAGTTTCTGTTCCAGATTGAACTGCATTTGCTGTTGATACAGCCTTAGAAACTGCAATCTGTTTCATTGCTGTTTGCATTAATGAGCCAGCAAAAGCCTTTAAGGGATTCGTTGAGTTTGCCATTTGACTAGCAAAATTTTCGGCATTTGATAGCATGTTAGCATTTAATGCCTCCCCAGATTGTTCTAAGAAATTTCTGAATCCAGTTTCTCGTTTTTCTAGATCAGTTATAACTCCATCTCCCTCATCACTTTCTGGATCTCCAACAGATCCATCATCTGGAGTTGGAGGAGTTTTAAATTCTGGAGTTGGTATTTCAATTGTATTTCCTTTAAAAATGCCCTTAATTTGATCCAGGAGCCCATTAGCCATGTCAGCTCCTTTGCCAACAAAATTATCAATATCCTCCTCATCTATTAATTCAACCTTATCTCTTGTCAATGCTGAATCCATTGCCTCTGTAAAATTCTTGACAGCTGAATCTCCAGCTTTTGCAAAAATTTCATTATAAGTATCTACACTCAATTTCAAATTGTCAGAAATAGCTGTTCCAACCTCTTTAAAACCTTTGCCAATTTCATCTGGATCTAATGTCAAAACTCCTTTTATTATAGATCCTAATCCTCCAAATAAATCCTTTAATATGCCAACTCCAGTTTTAAATGCATTAACCATCCCATCAACAACTGCAACAGCAATATCAAATAATGTTTTAAAAAATGCTCCTATGCCATGAATAATCATAGCAAAGGCTAATGATTCATTATATAGATCAATGAAAAAATTTGCCAAATCAACTAGAATCTTTTTTATTCCATCCCATTCATTATATATAACAAATGCAACAGCACTAAGCCCAGCAACTAATAATCCAACTGGAGATAATACTGCTCCAATAACTGAGAGTAAACTTCCAAATAATGATATAATCATTGGTAACGCCAAAGTAACTCCAGCTAATGATCCTATAAGCAATTGAGTATTTGAATCTAAGCTAGTGAATGATGCAACTGCATTGCTAAAAAGATTTGAAATTTTTGCTATTGCTGATGCAACCATTGGCATTATTACAGCTCCCATCTCATTCATGCTGGCTGATATGCCATTCATTGCTTGCTTTAATTTAAAACTGGATGATTTTTCAGTTTCTTGGAATGCTTCATCTAATGCTCCATGAGAATTTTTTATCTCAGCCAGTACATCCTTATATGCTTGGCCTTGGGATCCAGCTGTACCCAGAACAGCAGTAAGAGCTCTAATATTAGGAAATAAGGATGATAATGAATCAATATTTCCACCAGTAGCCTCCATTAACATTTCAAGAGTTCCAGCCAGGCCATCAGTTGAAAGTTTTTCTCTTAATCCCTCAGCTGATAAGCCAAATTCTGCCATTGTGTCCTTTGCCTCTTGAGTTGGAGATGCTAATCCAGCCATGATGGATCTTAATCCAGTAACAGCTGATGCTGAATCAACCCCTAATCTTGTAAATGTTGCAATTGATGCTCCGACTTCCTCAAATGATATTCCCATTGTTTGAGCCATACCAACAACCCTCCCCAGCGTTGGAGCTAATTCTGATGCCTCTAGATTACCCTGTTCAACAACTTTCTTAAAAACATTCATTGCATGAGTTGCACTCATGTTCTCCTTTTTATAGGCATTCATGATCCCTGTTGTAGCTCTCGCAATATCTTTTACCTCACCCATTCCAACAGCTGATGCCTTTGATGCCATGGTTAACAGCTCCAGGGCCTTATCTCCTTTAACCCCAGCTGATGTTACAGCAAATAATGCATCAGAAACTGAGTTCATTGATTGCCCAGTTCTTTGGGCAATTCCTTTTATATTTTGTTCATATAATTTAAAATGAGATTCTGATGCTCCAACTAAGGTTTTGATCTTAGTCATGTTTTCATCAAAAGTTTTAGCCATCATGGTTGAGGCTGTTCCAAAAATTGTAAGTGGCAAAGTAACGGATCTAATTGATCCAGCAAATGATTTTAGGGATTGGCCAGCTGATTTTAAGCCAGCTGATAATTTAGAGGAATTAACCCCTATATTAACCATTAATTGTTTTGTAGCCATAGGATATAGAGTTTAGGCAAATTTACGAAAAATAAAAGTTTATTTTTTCCTAAGCTGATCCAGGGGATTTTTTACTGGCTTGTTAAAATTTTTTACTCTCTGTAAAAATGCCTCATATTTTTTTGGGGTTGATTTTGGTTTTCCTATATCCAGATAAGTATCTTGGGGGAGCTTGAACATTTGATGGGGTTTTATCATTTGCCCCTTTTTAATTCCAGAGGTGTTATATAACATGGTTGTATTAAACCTCACCAATTCCCAGGAAAAATATTTTTGTAACAAATGATGCTCAGCCATGAGCTCATTCTCTTTCCATGTAGAGTTCCAAAACAGATCTGGATTTATGCCACATTCTGAGATGTAGAAATCCATGAGATCATCAATGGTTATGATTTTTTTTTTGCCTTAGTTGTTTGTTTTACATTCCTCTTGATCCCTCCATTCATGTCATTCCCCAGGATCCTGGATTCCATCATTGCCTCCATAATCTTGGAAATTTCCTGGGCATCAACATCCTCCATCCACATTCCAACCTGGAATTTATTAAAGGTTATTTCTTTGCCAGTTTCTTGATGATCAGCTAAGATAGCCGAGTAAACAAGATCTCTGATTGCTCCAATGTTTGCAGATCCATCATTAAAAAGATCCCCAATTTTATCAATGGGGATCCCAAGGGCTTCAGTAAAGTTTGCCCAAAAATTCATAGAAAAATGCATTGTATATTTTTTACCATTTAATTCAATGATATAATATCCTCGCCTTTTATTCATTCGCTAAAATTTAATTTATAATCTATTAGTTGGTTGATTTTACAATATCTCCAGTAAGAGTTATGGATCCAGAATAAGATACAGGAGATTCCATCTCTGCACTCATTTCAACTGAATCTAGAAAACCCTCAGCTGTATATATAGCATCACCTGTTACTGCTGTTCCAAATACACAAGTTATTTGAGTTCTAGCTAAAACAAAATCAGCTAGCTCAATAGCATTTGTAGTATCAGAATAATCAACTAATCCATCAAAAGAAATAGATCCAGAGATCACGCCAGCAATATGTTCAGCAAATCCGTTAGAATCTTTTGTAGTAGCTTCTGGCAGATCATTAGATAATGAAAGCGAGCATGATGTTGTATGCCCTAAAGTATTTCCCTCAACTTGTAAAATTAGATTAGTTCCATTAAAAACATTTGTTGTTGGCATATCTAAAAAAATTTATTTGTTAATATTAATGCCAAAGATACAAAATAAATTATTAAGCTGAATCCCAATCCAAGGCAGTTGTTTGCCATGTATTGTAATTGTTAACAGCCCAAACATTCCCAAGATCTGGATCAATAATTCTATATAAATTAGTAATATCAATTTCAATGGTAAAATTAACGGCCTCCTCTAGAGTTGCAGTTTCTGAGGCATTAGTAACAAAAGCATCCCCTCTAAATGTAAACCCTGTATCTGATTGAATATAAATATCAACTGGAGTTCTAAGCAAAACAAGATCTGAGAGCTCCTCATAATTTAACGGATCCCCATATCTTGTTAAACCACCAACTGAAATCTGAGCTGTTCTCAACCCACAAATAACCTCCTGGAATCCATTTGAATCTTTGCTCGTTGATTCTGGAAGATCTGCCTGGATTGTTAAATTAGAGGTGTTTGAATGGCCAATTATTTGGTTATCTGATGTCCTAAATATTGCAAAATTAGTTCCATTAATTACAGCCATTATGATCCAATTGTTATATCAACATAATTCTCAAAAGCCCTAGCCTTGTTGAGCTCTCTATATCTTATTTTTAGATAGTGAGTTTGAGTTGTGTTTACATTGCGATCTGGATAAATCGAATGTAAAAAAACCCCTCTATTTATTTGATTGATATGATTGTTGGCTGTATTAGGGGTATTTGTTGGAGTTGGCTCATATAGTGTTCTACCATTCCCAAATTCACATATTTCAATTGCCATGCTCCAAAATTGCCTAAAACCAGTTTTATTGGTTTCGTTCTCAAATTGCCCAAGAGCATAAGGATCCCTCCTCTGCTGGTCAGCCTGTACCCAGTTCCCACTAGCCCCACCAACTTTCATAACAACAACCTCCTGGATGTTATAAAATGCATTAGGCAAAGCTGGTAAAACTTCAACTGGAGTTGAGTTTAAATTGTTAAATCCAGATCCAGTTATTTTTACAACAATAATTTTTGATTCCTCAACTATAACTCCATTTGAGGTGAAAGCTGTTGTATATTGAGCTGTTCTATTTTCATTTGTGTTTGGATTAAAGAATGATCCTTGGCCATATGTTCCAAACTTTACATAATCTAAATTCTCATTAATAAATAAATAAATTTTATTTATTATCTTATTAACAAGTTCTTTTTGCTTTTGAGCAACAGATGAAGACCCTGAGTATATTGGATTTTTTATAGAAATAGAGCTTTTGATGAATCTTCCAAACCATGCATTTGTTTTTTCTGAAGTATTGCTCAGAACTTCGATAATCTTACTTTGCTCTCTTTCGGTTAAGCCAATGTCTCCTAGGCCTTCTGTGAGAAGACCTTCAGATAGTATATTTTTTTTATATTTTTTTATAATTAAGTTCATCCTAAC